CTTTTTCTTTTCAGAGGCTGCAGTCTTTTTGTAGAGCATGATGGTGTTGTTATTATCGGTATAGCAATAGTCTTCCTTGCCCGCATCCTTTGGCTTTTTATAACCATCTAGTTTGTAACGATAAAAGTTATGTTCATGTATTGAATTATTTGGAGCAGCTTTAACGGGCTTGGCCCAGCCTTCAACAAATTGCAGAAATTCCTTTTTCCTTTGCGGCAATTCCTGGTCTTCCAGGGCTTGGCGGAGGCTCCATTGCCAGTTCTGCGTTCCCGCAGTTTCCAAAACTTTATTGCGGACGTTGATATCTTCAATTTTATTTAGCTCCGCATAATCTTGAAGCGTCACTCCCCGCTCGACTGATGCCTTAAATTTCTTTTCATCAAGATCTAAAAGTTTCACCCGTTTGCGGACGGTTGTTTCAGAGAATCCAGTCTTCTCTGCAATAGTATTAATGGATTCGCCAAAATTGAGCATCATTTGGAACCCGCCTGCTTGCTCATAGATCGTCAGGTCATTCCGCTGCATATTCTCGAGGAGCATAGTAGCAACCTGATCCCTGGGCCCCATATCAGAGACAATGCAGGGCACTTCTCTTAGCCCCGCGAGTTTTGCGGCTGCTAAACGCCTATGTCCGATGACAGCCACATAATGTCCATCCATCCCCCCATCATCTGCAGGGGCTCTGGTTATTTCGCTGAACCATGGAACGACCGTTAGGTTTTGCAGTATTCCATTGGCTTTAATGCTGTCTGCCAGCTCGGTCAGGTCCCCGAGGTCCTTGCGAGGATTGTCCGGATGTGGATCTATTTTGCTTGTCTCAATATATGTGAGCATAATTTTTCTCCTTTCAAACTACGCGTTTCTTTTTTTACGGCCGGATTTCTGGCTCTTCTTTCGTTCACTGATTTTGGAAATGATATCCGCTATAATAATTCCGGATTTCGTTAATTCGGCGCTATTTTGAATTAGATGGTTTTGATTTAACCTGGCCAGCTGCGCTCGGGATACCAGGATCAGATTGTCTAACTCCAAATTACTAAGGTTTCTATCCCCGAAGATAACAACATGTCCCTTGGGTACCGGCCCGTTAGCAGCCTCCCAAATCACTATGTGCTTGGCTTTCCAATTCTTATTCAATTTTCGGTCTGTAATTTTTACCTCTGTATATCCATCTCTGTTTATTCTTTCAGTCCCTATCGGTACCCAATTAGCGGATTTGTTCCCTTTCTTGAACTGGGTAGCTTTCATTCCTTCGTAAGAAATACCTTTCTTGCCTTTGTTGGCTGGGACATTGCCCTTAGGAAAACATCCAGTAATTCCACTATTTAATTTGTGATTTGCGTAATAGCCTTTAATCTGGCTTTGAGTATAATTTGTATCGAAAATACGGTTAAGCATTTCCGCCATATCCTTATGCCCTGTACTCTTGTAATTAGCTGTTATGAATTCTTTAACATTTTCCGGATATATAAGCGACGGTCTTCCGACCGGAATACCTTTACGCCCACTTTTAAGACCATGGTTAGCCTTGAAACATTTCATTTTATTCTCGGTGAAGTCGGTGCCGAACTTCGCATTCACCAATATAGCAAGTTCTTGCGTAGTAATCCCTTGAACATTCTCAGCTATAAACTTTTTCACTTCCTCGGAATATCTCATACTACTCCCTTAAAAATGCCGTTTTTAGCATCGGAGGCATTTTGTTTTCGTCTTTCTCTCCAGCCATGTATTCGTGCATAAACGTCTTTGCTTTTAATACCAGCGACCCGTTAGCGATAATCTGTGTTGCAATATCCGAGACTGCCTTCGACCTGGTTATTTCCTCCTGCAGCTTATCGCCTTTCAGATCCTCCTCACTCAGCCTCTCCAGCTGGGCAAATAGATGGTTGTTTAAATCACTTAGTGTGTTTTGCATCATCATGCCCCCTTATACTCAGCCGGCTCAATCCCCTGAGGGATCTTCCACCCATTACCGGCAATCTTATCGATCATCTTTTTTGCGTGGTCAAACTCCCAGCCTCCCACGTGCTGAAACCCCCTCGACTCTAGGAACCGGATCTGTCTGGGGGTGGTAAGCCCCTCCATGCGTCTCATGCCTAACTTGTCCAGGAGCTTGGCAGCCTTCCCGGCACTCTCAACCTGATCTGGGAATATACCTAATTTCTCTAGGGTTTGGATCTGCTTGTCAGAAGGTGGTCCCGCTTCCCAGCCAAATGTCGGGATATATCCGGCCAGATCCTCAGCCTGGATACTCATTTCGAACTGCAGAGGATCCACTAATTTACGTTTTCGGTTCTTCATCTCCTGGAGCATCTTCGCCAGGGCTTCTTCGCGTGCACTTACTGCATCCTCAGTGGCTTTCTGTTCAGCTTCCTGGATATCCACCAATAGTCCATCTTCCATGTTGGCCGTCATGATGTCAGCCACTTCCGGAGACTCACATATTAAGTGGGCCGGGTGACACAGCTCATGGCGTGTAGTATGCCAAAGGAAATCTAATAACAGGAGATCATCTTTTGTCGGATATAACCGGGTACCCCTGCCAACCATCTGACAGTATAATGACCTGATCTTAGTTGGCCTGAGCACTACTATGCAGTCCACCGCGGGGCAATCCCAGCCCTCAGTCAAGAGCATGGAGTTACATAGCACATCGTATTTGCCGGTTTCAAAATCTTTTAACACCTGGGCCCGATCTGTGCTTTCGCCGTTGACCTCAGCGGCCCGGAATCCCTTGGACTCCAGGATGTCCCGGAACTTTTGACTTGTCTTTATGAGTGGTAGGAATACCACTGTTCTACGGTCGGAACAATACTTTGCCATTTCATCTGCTATCTGATATAGGTATGGATCCAGGGCGGTACCCAAGTCGGATGTCTTATAATCTCCGGCCTGCATTCCTACGCTGGTGAGGTCTATTTTGAGCGGTATAGTCTGGGCCTTGATCGGACATAGGTACCCGTCCTTGATCGCCCTGGGCAGGGTATACTCATAAGCCAATGATTCAAAGTATGTCCCCAGGTTCCGCATATCAGATCTGTCGGGTGTGGCAGTAACGCCCAGTACCTTGGCTTGTTTAAAGTGTTGTAATACCTTCTGATAACTATCTGATACACAGTGATGGGCTTCGTCCACTATGATAGTGTTGAAATAATCTGAGGAGAATTGTGCAAGCCGCTTCTCCCGCATGAGGGTCTGCACTGAGCCAACTACCACCCTGAACCAGCTGTCCAAGCATGAATTTTCAGCTTTTTCAACCGCGCAGCCTAAACCGGTGGCCTGGCTCATTTTATCGGCGGCCTGATCCAGGAGCTCCCCGCGGTGAGCAAGTATCAGAACCCGCTCACCTTCTTTAACACAGTCCTCTGTTAGCTTGCAAAACACAATTGTCTTTCCGGTACCGGTGGGCAGCACCAGCAGGGTCTTGTCTACCCCGCTGGCCCACTGAGCTTGTATAGCCTCTTTCGCTTGTGTTTGATATGGCCTAAGTTTCATTGGTGTCATTGCCTCCCCTCATTTGAGGAGTGGTAACTATTCTTTCAAAATCCCATCCTCTGTCTAATCTGTGCTTTAAGGTTTGATAAGATATTCCAAGACATTCCGCCAGTTCAGCCATGGTCATTCTTTTTCCGTTATGTTCGAATATGCGATTACTGGAAAGATTGTTGTTTTGCATTTTCTTATTAAGCCATCGACAGTTATCAGGACAATAATTTCCGTTTCCGTTTATGCGATCTATTGATAGATCATCGGTATATCCATTAGCAAAGGCCCATTTTCTAAATACCATATAGTCGTCAATCCACTCATCACACACGGTTATTCCTCTTCCTCCGTAGTAAGAATAACTGGCAGAATTTTTATCTCTACACCTTTGTTTCATGCCGACCCAAATGGTATATAGACGTTCTTTCCTTGCTTTACCATGTCTTTCTGATAAACAAACACAAGACTTTATATGCCCTGAAACCAAATTAGAACCCGTTGTAGTTGTTTCGTTTCCGCAATCGCAAACACATAAATATTCCGTTTTTTTACCGAGATTTGGAATTCGTTTTACTGCTGTAAGTATTCCAAACCGCTCTCCGGTATGATCTTTCTTTTTCATAGCTAGAACTCTCCCGGCTTAAACATAGTCGGTTGGGTTTCAGGCTCATAGAATTTCTTAATCTCGTTAAAAACCTTCTCCTCACCTTTGTCATTGGTCCATTTCTTGATCCCTAATTTGCAACGGCCTTTGGAGCCTACGACTTGTTGCCAGTTCATGGTTACCCTCTCCCCGTGTTTGCGCTGACCGATAGAGGTAAAGAAAGAGCATAATAAGCCTTCTGTTTTGGTGTGCAGAAATAACTGGTGATTAATAGTAGAAATACCTTCTTTGCCTTCACATTTAATAACAACAGTGGCCTTGTTACAGGGCGGTAACTTATCCGAACCGGCGAACCGTCCGCGCTCAAAACTAATACATTCAAAGTCATAGTCACCCTCTGGCAGCGTTACAAAATCCAGTCCGTCTTTCTCTATTTGGTCATCCCATCCTAGTTCTCTGCCCATATCTTCTGCCATTAATAAGTCCTCCTTATAAATTAAAATGGTATTTCTTCGTCTGCTCTGATGTTTTCAATTAACTCAACGACCTTTGGCCAGAATGCGACCGCCCAACCATCAATGAACGCTGGCTCATATTTATCAATCGGGGTATCTAACGGATAATAGCCCTTACTGGCAACGGCTTTCCTTACCTCTTCCTCTGTGACTTTGCTGGCCTCCATCAGGTCAGCTAGGGCCTTTGGTATATTGGGTTTAGGCTTTCGTGCCAGGTCTGAGAAGTCGGCTTGAATAAACTCTTTTTTAGGTTCAGCCGAAGGGCTTACCATCTGTTCAAATTGCTGCTCGATAGGTGGCTCAACCTTCGGGGGGGCCTGCTTAGGAAGTTCAGTTGTAGGGGCACTGCCACCACGAACAGGAATACAGTGTCTGATTTCATCAAAATCAAATGGAAGTTCATCAAGCAGATCGTGCCGATTTTTAGCATCCCAGCAGGGGTTATGGGTGGTATACATAATCCGTTTACCACCTTGAGCTTTTTTCTTTTTATCTTCAGTTGTGATTACAATGGTTTTATAGTTCGCAAATAAAATCATGTCTGACCATTCTTTTAACATTGCAGCTGTGCGTTTTTCTGTTTTTTTACCACCAAGTTTTAATTCCCAACGATCATATGATCCGAATTCATCTGGCTGCTCAAATTTAACAAGTTGAGCATGAGCGGTTAATACCACGTGCATCCCGACATTAATAATTTCATCCAATTGGTTTAATAATCTGCCAAATTCCTCTGCATGATAGGTATATCCGTTACCATAGCCAAAATCTTCTATGCCTTTTTTATTTCTAGTTGAACATACATGTTCAATGCACAATTTTTCAGCCCAATCCATTGTGTCAACAACCAATGTGTCATATTCACTTGGATGATTCTGATAATATTTAACTTGTTCAAGGAGCATAGTCCAACTAGATGGCTTATCTTCACGGGCAACATCCATATGATAGGTACTTCCCTCAGTATCAATAAATACTGGATTAGGGAATTTTGAAGCAAAATATGATTTTCCTATCCCTTCCGGACCGTAAACAAGTACCTTTTGAGGCCTAACGATAATTCCACGCTTTACTGCCATTAAAACTCACCCGCTTTCCACTTAGGCACTTCCTGGGCTGGCTCCGCTGGATCATCTGCACCCTTGACGTATCCATCCTCAATGATGATGCTGCACTCATCCCCGGTGCTGACCCTGGTGGCAATCGCCTGCAGGCCCTCAGCC